AGAGACCAGCCTTGTCTGACAGAGAGGGGGCGGCTGTTTTTCTGGGAACTCCTGCTGGTCATAATCATTTTTATGATTTATTAGAAACCGCTAGATTGCAGGAAGAAGAAGGCTCTGACCAGTGGTACTGGAAGATAGTTAAGGCTTCTGATAGCGGTATTGTAAAGCCGCTAGAACTTGATGCTGCCAAGGCTCAGATGACACCAGAGCAGTATGAGCAGGAATATGAGTGTTCCTTTACTGCCGCCATTATCGGAGCCTATTATGGCAAGCTGTTGGCAGATGCAGAGGATAATGGTAGAATAACGCGAGTGCCGTATGACCCTGCTTATCCAGTGCATACTGCTTGGGATTTAGGTATTAACGATTCCACAGCTATTTGGTTTGCACAGATATTCAGAGGTGGTGCGGTAAATGTTATTGATTATTACGAGAATGGTGGCGTTGGCTTACAGCACTATGCCGATGTTCTTAATAAGAAGGAATATAATTACGGAGACCATCTCGCACCGCATGACATCGAAGTCAGGGAGCTGGGTAGTGGCAAGTCGAGGCTGGAAACGGCCTTTTCCCTTGGCATACGATTTAAAGTTATTCCTCGGATGAAAGTTGCCGATGGTATAAACGCAGCTCGTATGTTATTACCTAAGTGCTACTTTGACAGAGACAGGTGTACTGAAGGTTTGGATATGTTAAGGCAGTACAGGCAGGAATATGATGAACGTAAGAAAACATTTAGAGACCATCCAAGGCATGATTTTACATCACATGCGGCAGATGCATTTCGGTATCTCGCTACTGGAATCGAGAATAGAACTAATTATACGAGACCTCCGCAACAAGTTGCGGTAAATGATTACAATCCATTTGCGATATAAGGAGAAAGTAAATGAGTTTTTTAACGCCTAAAGCACCACCGCCACCACCACCACCGCCACCACCTCCTCCACCTGTTGATGAGGCAAGGGCTGCGACAATGGCAGAAGAGGCAGTAACACGTCAGCGCAGAATGAGAAAAGGTCGAGGCTCTACGATTGTAGCTGGCGCATTAGAAGGTGGAGCAGCAACGCCTGGACAACAGCCCACCTTAATGGGGTAAAGTATGGAAGACTATGTTAAAGCTCTCGTAAAGCGTTTTGAGCATATTCAAGCGCAACGAGATAATTGGGATACGCACTACCAAGAGTTAGGCGATTACATGCTGCCAAGAAAGGCAGACATTGTTAAGAAGCGCTCTCGCGGTGAAAAGCGTATGGAGTTTATCTATGACGGCACAGCACTACAAGCTGTAGACCTTTTATCAGCATCCTTGCATGGTATGCTAACAAGTGGGGCATCCCCTTGGTTTCACTTAGATGTAAAGGACACGGAGCTAAACCGTGATGATGATGTGCGCGAATGGTTGCAAGACACTAGCATGCGAATGATAAGAGCATTTAACCAGTCTAACTTTGAGACAGAAGTACATGAGCTATATGTAGACTTAGTTGTATTTGGTACTGGCTGTATGTTTGTTGAGATGGACAAAGGCCAGATAAGATGTAGCACACGGCACATCTCTGAGTTCTATGTACAAGAAGACCAGTATGGAATAGTTGACACCGTTTTTAGAAAATACCACATCTCAGCAGTAGCGGCTGTACAGAGGTTTGGCATTGATGGTGTTAGCGACCATATTAAAAAGGTTTATGAAAAGACACCTGACGAGCAAGTCGAGCTTTTACATTGTGTAACGCCAAGAGTCGAGCGTGACATACGTAAAAGAGATAGTAAGAATATGCCATATATGTCTGTACATATTTGTATGCAGACTAAAATGGTTATGTCAGAGGGTGGGTTTGAGGAACTACCATACGTTGTACCACGCTTCCTAAAAGCAACTGGTGAGGTTATGGGCCGTTCCCCTGCAATGGTTGCACTGCCAGATGTTAAGATGTTGAACCTAATGTCTAAAACAATTATTCAGGCAGCGCAAAAGATGATTGACCCGCCTTTGCTAGTGCCTGATGATGGTTTCTTACTGCCTATTAGAACTCAGCCTGGCGGTTTAAACTTCTACAGAGCTGGCTCAAGAGACACAATCACACCGCTAAATACTGGCGCTAATATACCTATCGGCCTTTCTATGGAAGACCAAAGAAGACAGGCTATACGTTCTGCCTTTTATGTAGACCAACTGCTTGTTGGCGGTTCACCTAATATGACAGCAACAGAGGTTATTCAAAGGCAGGAAGAGCGCATGAGGGTGATTGGCCCTGTGCTTGGAAGGCTAATGAATGAGATGTTGCGTCCACTTATAGACCGCGTATTTGCATTGATGCTAAGAGAAAATATGTTTGCACCACCACCAGAAATACTACAGGGCCAGGATGTGGATATAGAATATGTATCACCACTAGCAAGAGCGCAAAAGTCTAGCAGCCTTAATAATACATTAAAGGCGTTAGAAGTATTGATGCCATTATCACAAGCATTACCTGTTGGAGACCATATCGACCCTGATGGTTTGGTAAGGCACATAACTGATGCGCTTGGCGTTCCCAAGACTACGTTAAAGTCACAGCGTGAAGTAAACCAGGTAAGACAACAAAGACAAGAAATGCAACAGCAAATGGCAGAGCGTGAGGCTTTATCGCAAGACGTAGCAGATACAGCTCAAGCAGCACAAGCAATTAGGATGGTTAATAAATAATGGTTGACCCTATTAAAGAGCAAGAAAAACTAAAACAAATGTACACCGATGTATTTACCAGCGAGTCTGGAAAGAAGGTGTTAGAAGACCTTGAAAAGCGGTGTAACTACCACTGGACAAGCTATGTAGCTGGCGATGCTTATGCCACTACATTTGAAGAAGGCAAACGTGCCACAATATTACACATCCATCAAATGATAATTAAGGAGACATAATGTCTGAAGAAACTGTCGAACAGGTAGACCAGTCACAAGGTACTGTGTTGGAAACTCCAGCAGAAGTAGCACAAGGCGGTTCTGGTAACGATTTTTATAATATGATTCCAGAAGATTTACGAGACCACCCAAGTCTATCGCCTATCAAAGATGTAGGTAATCTGGCTAAGTCATATATTAATGCACAACAACTTATAGGTGCAGATAAACTTGCTGCTCCTAAGAACCCATCAGAAGAACAGCTAACAGAAATATATAACTATCTTGGCAAGCCAGAAACGCCAGATGCTTATGAAGTTGCAGTTGATGGTAATATAATTACCGAAGAAGCGGCTAATTCGTACAAAGATGTCGCGCATAAACTTAATCTAACACCACAGCAAGCTAGTGGCATCTTAGAATACTATAAAGGTTTAGCGACAAACACACAGGAACAAGCTGTACAAAACATTGAGTACCAGCGTGAGCAAGTAGAGAATGACCTTAAAAAAGAATGGGGTCAGGCTTACGAGCAAAAAATATCTGGAGCTGGTCAAGCTATAAGAGAGTACGGCAATCCTGAGATGTTAGAGTGGCAATTAGCAGATGGCACTAAGCTCGGTAACCATCCTGAGTTTATCAAAGCATTTGCAAATATTGCCGATTTCAGGCAAAGTGTAACAAGCGAAGACACGATTTCAAATACAACCTCTAGTAGTGCTATGACACCAGCGGAGGCACAAGCTGAAGTTAATGCGATTATGGCTAATCCAAAAGACCCTTATTGGGATAAAAACAGCATATCGCACAGACAACAGATTGAAAGAGTGCAAGAATTATATGGTATGATTCATGGATGATGAAACAATCCTGAACGCCAGAATAGAGGTTATGCGCATGGTTGTAGATAACTGCACCCAGCGCGACATTTTGAATCCGATTCCAATAGCCGATAAGGTCTGGGATTGGGTTTACCAGGGTAGCGGTAAATTATGTTCTTGCCGTCCTGAAGACAATCGGAAAGACGATAGCTCAACGGCAGCTCAAAAGCCTAGGCGTGTCCGAAAGGGTAGCACATCGCAAAGTGTATAAATGCAATAGTGTGACAATAAAGGAGCTTTAAAATGTCTACACAAATAACTACCGCATTTGTACAACAGTATTCTGCAAACGTGCAGATGCTTGCGCAACAGATGGGAAGCCGTCTGCGTGATGCTGTGCGTATTGAGAATGTTGTTGGAAAAAATGCTTTCATCGACCAGGTAGGGGTTGCTACTGCGCAGTTGCGTACTAGCCGCCATGCCGACACACCACAAATGGATACGCCTCATGCGAGACGTAGACTATCACTAGCCGACTATGAATATGCTGACTTAATCGATGACCAAGATAAGGTTCGCATGTTAATAGACCCAACTTCATCATACGCTCGTGCGGCTGCTGCTGCTATGGGACGTGCGATGGACGATGTTATCATCACAGCATCCC